AGGTCTACGCCTGGGTGTATGGTTGTAACATACTAATGTATGGCTACAACGTACGTGTTGGTCTATGTTGGGGAGCAGGGTTAGTTACATCTTATGGTTAGTGGTATCTACTGACTAACTATACCAACTGACTAAGTGGTCTGATAGGAGGACTTATGAGGGGAGGTATCCATACCTAGTTCTACCTATTTCTCTATTTCTACCCTATCTCTACCTCTATTTCTATCCCCTCTGTATCTATATCCTCTAACAATAGATTCGTACCGTTATATCTCTTCACTATCAATTACTGGGTATCATCCTATATTGGGTAGTATCATTTATTTCGTTATAATCTAGGTCATTGAAACTATTGTAACTGTGTCCTTCGGACTATTATATCTAACAACTACTATATCAGGTTTAATTTTTCTTTTTGATTAACTGTAACTTAATCGTGCTTAATGATCATAAGAGACACATTGCACTTATGTTCCCTTTTCGTTAGCTGGTCAATGTAGAGCGAAGCGACTAATTATAATAGTGCGAAGCATTAGGTTATGATGATAAGAGCAGTTAGATGGTCTAACTAATTGATTGTATCCGATCCCGTTTTGATTATACAAATATCCAGTTTTTATGTCAAGCACATAATATCGATTAAATGAATTATTTAGCTAACTCAATGAAAGGCTTATCACTTTCCAATAGCTCGAGGTAGTGTTGAATGTAAAGGGTTGTAAAGGGTTGTAAAGGATATGGCGCTATAATGTACAAGAATAACACACTGTTTAATAGATCTACGACAATTTTGGGTGACACTCCTAGATCCATTGAAGAACTCACTGGCACGGTGTCTGCATTACTTAGTAATTGTATAAGGCACGAACAACCCTGAGGTAGGCTAGGTAACTTTCCCCCGAGTATCTAGCCTACCAACACTCCATAATAAGGAGGATATATGACAAACCAACTACAAGACTTTATTAATAACTCTGAAACAAGCATCATGTTTAACCGTAACGGTGATACTACAATTACATTCTCCTCAATTGGATATTATCACGCGGAGCTAGCCGAGCTAGAAAGGCGGTTACTAGCTGAAGGATATAAAGACGCTGTCAGTAAAGGTCATGCGGACGGATTTGACAGAATGTCCGGTCGAACCTTTAGTACCTTTAAAGAGCCAAAACAATCAATTAAAGTAAAGCAGGCATATATGAAAAAGGATAATACGACACAGAGAATGGCCGATGTAGTTGCTGCGATCCACTCTATTAAGAGTAGACTTAAGGAGGCTAGTCATGAAGAACAAGAACAGATTATTGGCGATCTATTGGCACTTGAGAACTGTTTGGTAACGGAAGTAGAGCTATTCTTAAAAGGGGAGAGGTAGGAAGGAATATGACTAAGAAGTATAAACTACTACTGGATGATATCAAAGACATTGGTAATACTAAATTATATAGAATACAAAGACTATCTGATGGTCAATTAGGTGGTTATATCCAATCAGAGGATAATCTTAGTCACCTGGGTAATACCTGGGTCTCTGATAATGCCCAGGTCTCTGGTAATGCCCGGGTCTATGGTGATGCCCAGGTCTGTGGTTATGCCTGGGTCTATGGTGATGCCAAGGTCTATGGTAACGCCCAGGTCTTTGGTGATGCTCGGGTCTATGGTGATGCCCAGGTCTATGGTAATGTCTGGGTCTATGGTAATACCCGGGTCTATGGTAATGCCCAGGTCTCTGGTAATGCCCGGGTCTATGGTGATGCCCAGGTCTGGGGTGGTGCCAATGTCTATGGTGATGCCCGGGTCTATGATTATGCCTGGGTCTATGATAATGCCCGGGTCTCTGGAAAGGCCCGGGTTATTAGTCCCCAATGTATTATTCATCTACAAATAGGTTCTAATTTTCACGTGACTATTCTAAGACGACAAGTTCAAATTGGGTGTAAAGTCTTTACGCGTGACCAAATAAAAGCCATAACAGCTTCTCGAGCGGAGGAGTACGGACTACGTAGAAGCGACTATATCCCCTATCGTAAAATGATCTTAGGTGCTATGCGCTTGATTTCTCCTAACGGCGGTGCTTATGCCAAGAAAGAGATAATCAAATGATTATTACATATAATAAACATTCCCGAGATTTAGAGCCCTTTGTTCAAGATATGATTAAGCGGTTCCAATATAGCGAGACTAAGCATATAGTCTCCTTAGCAATCAAAGGGTATAACAGCAGCACAGGCGCTCAGCATGGAGCGATCACTAAAACAACCTTAAAGGGTCGTAAGGTTAGCTATACGATTACTCTTAATCGCAAAGGTAAGCACAAATCTTATGAACCCCTGGAGTGTACCCTAACAACGCTCGCACACGAACTAGCCCACCTTACATACTGGAACCACGGTAGGGCACATTTCCAGCGAATGGCCATATTATTGATGTATGCAGGGTGCTCGATTGAAGAACATCAAATCGATTATACGAAGGAGCCTAAGTTATGTGTAAAATAGTAGTAGAGTTTCTATTCGAAGGTGGTGTAAGCGTCATCAGGGAGTACTTCTATGCTTCGTCGGCTGATCTATTATGCAAACTACGTCACGACTATCGTGGGTTCCCTACGCAAATTAGAATTGTTTCCAGTTTCTTCTACAAAAGAAGATGCCAGAACGTCTACATGCTTGATTACTACAAAAATCGAAAGGCAGGATAATATGTCAGATACTAAGCCCGTCAGCTTTGTGTGGGCGCAGGCACTGGATGCTTATATGATTAAAGACGTAACGGTTATCGGTCTGTATAACCATCGGACCCAGCTCGCTGCCGAAACGCCTATTAAAGTGGATGTAGAATCTCATGTAGGCATTATTAATGGTAAACTGGTCCAGCTGAAGAAGAACCAGTACCGTGTTGTATGTTAATGCTCAACGAGAGACAGGCCGCTTCGTGGTTAGGCTTATCTAGATTCTATCTACGAAACATGAGGCATGAAATGCATTCTCACTCAGGCCCTAAGTTTCACTATCGGCCTTCTCGTGGAGGAAAAACCTGTTGGTATCGGATGGAAGACCTGATAGAATGGAAAAGTACACATTTAAGAAGGAAATAAACAAATGAAAAAGTATAAACTATTACTGGATGATACCATAGACATTGATGGTATCAAGTTATATAGGGTCCAAAGATTATCTGATGGTCTGATAGGTGGTTATATCCAATCAGAGGATAATTTCAGTCACGAGGGTTATGCTATGATCTTTGGTAATGCCCGGGTCTATGGTAATGCCGTGGTCTATGGTGATGCCCGGGTCTATGGTGGTGCCCTGGTCTATGGTGATGCCCGGGTCTATGGTGATGCCCAGGTCTATGGTAATGCCCTGGTCTATGGTGGTGCCTGGGTCTATGGTAATGCTCTGGTCTATGGTGGTGCCCTGGTCTATGGTGGTGCCCTGGTCTATGGTAATGCCCTGGTCTATGGTAATGCCCTGGTCTATGGTAATGCCCGGGTCTATGGTAATGCCCGGGTCTATGGTGATGCCCAGGTCTATGGTAATGCCCGGGTCTTTGATACTAAACTTTCGTATGGTATTAAAATAGATAATGATGTCGGGTCTAAAATTAACCCCAGTCTACAGGGGCCAAGTATGCAATTAGATACTTGTATCCACTCATGGAAATCGTATACTGGGCTAACGGAGACTTACGCTTACTGTACTAAGTGCGATAAAAGGGATACAAGATGAAAATAAATGATTATCTATTAGCCTGTCGTCCCTATCTAAATAAAGATCTAATGATGGGTGGGCATCCTGTCCCGGCGGATGCAGGTCAGCAATGTGACAATCACGCCATGTTCACGGCAGAATACCTACGCATTGCTAAGGATATCGACCCCTCGTATAAACCCTCTAATCATGTATGGGAGTTTGAACATAATGGCCAGCTCTATCGGTATATTACTAGTGACTCTGCTCTGGATCTATCTCCAGATGATTATCTAGGGTATCTTAACTATTGTAACCTTTATGACCAACAATCGGCGCTTCGTCTTCTAGATTTTGGTAGGGCCAATTGGGGTTCCTACACCTCACCATGGAGTACGGTAGGCTTTCTGTGGCGACAACCGCAGCTATGGTGTGCTTGTCTAGCGGCTGCGGGTAAGCTAAGATTCTACCACCTTCCTCTTGTGATCTACACCGCCCTAGTTATCCTCGTGGCAGGGCACGGTGCTAGTCCTATAGCTGATCAAGACACACGTCGCCTCAGTTGGCACTTGATTCAGGTTATGAAAGGCGTATCCTGGTTATGTAGGCAGGCGGCGAAGGTCTGGTGGAGGAGATTAAGGAGTCAGTATGGCGAGGATGGGATGCGGATTGTATTTGCTAGGTATTTCGATGCTAGTCACCCTTTCGCACGTTTTGCCGTTAATGAGTTGGAGAGGTAAATGAAAATCTTATTCGTGGATGATGTTTGTCCCCGACCTTATGAAGTAACCTCCCTGGATACTATGCCAATGGGCGGCACAGAAGCAACGTGTGCCAGGTTGATTAGGGAACTATCGAAACAAGACACTATCTTCATGTCGCAACAGAAGAGGACCGAGGAGCATGTAGATAGTTTAGGAATTTCCTATCTTAAGGCAGACACATTAGTTGACAGTCCGGATGCAGTTATCACACTGCGAGATGCCAGGACGTTTCGAATTGTGAATGAGAGATACCCAAAGGCGAAACATTATTTGTGGATGCATGACGTTGTCTCGGGACCGTACTTAGAGCATCTACAACAGTGTATTGTGGACTTTCCGACTACGATGCTTGCAGGTTCCTTATGGCACAAGATGCAGATTGCGGGTCAGTTGCCAGATCAATTTAATAAAGGGCTACTCAAGATTGAGCAAGTGACAAACTTCGTCGAGCACTACTGTGATAGGACCTCTGACCGAAGCTTCGATCCCTACAAGCTATCATTCTTCTCTTCTCCTCACAAAGGACTTGAGCGAGTACTGACACTCTTCACAGAGTTACACAAAAGAGAGTCGAAATACCAACTATATATTAGTAATCCAGGGTACTTTGCAAATCGAGAAGACCTCCCAGAGGGAGTAGTTCAACTCGGCGTATTATCTCATAAAGACGCGATCGAGAGCATACGAACCTCTTTGTGTACTTTCTATCCTAACAATACATTCCCAGAGACGTTTGGTCTCGTGTATGCCGAGAGTAACGCTGTAGGCACTCCTGTTCTTTGCCACGACATTGGAGCCGCCAAAGAGATCATTACGACACCACAACAAATGGTTAGTGAAGATCCTGAAGTAGTTTACAAGACAGTCATGGATTGGACAGCAGGACTTAGGCCGGTGGTGAAAGTGAAAGAGCAGTACACGATCGGAGAAGCTATCCGTGATTGGCGTAAAATGTTAAATCCAATGAGGTTACTAAAATGATCAAACTATTAGGATATGGATTATTAGGGTATTTGGCAATAATCCTTTGGCCCCTCTTAATGCCGTTTATTTTGGGATGGTTTATTATCTATGTTCTGCAAGAGAGCAAGCGCTAACTTAAATATAGATCATGTTCAGCTTGTCGCCTTGCCGTTAAACCCGGAAGGACTTTGCCCCCGGCCCGGTTCCACTTAAGGAACTCACTAGCTACTGCTAAGTCTGTTTGGCCATCAAGCAGTTTTCGCCACATTGTAGATTTTAAAAGGGCGCTAACTCCCAGGTTATAAGCAAAGTCAAGTAATGCGCCCATTTTCGTGTCACTTAGTGGTTTAGGTAGTTCTGAACTAAGTTTGTCTTCTAAGTGGGTTACTGTTTGAGTCAGCGCAACATCCGCCTGCTTCTGTGTCCAAACGACCCCACATGTAATAGGATATCCTGTTTGCCCATACCCAATCGTCCAGATTCCGACAGGGTCTTTATACGCCGTTAGTTTACAGCCCTCAAATCGCTTGATTAACTCTTCTGCATACTTGTTCATAATACTTCTCCAGTTAGGTCTTCTAGGGCTAGATAAAACTCTTGATCATCAATGTGAATTCCTTGATCCACCTGCAACGTCTTAAAGACAGAGATCGCATCTTGAAGGGCCTTCTTGTAACCCTGTTTGTATCCAATCCGGTAGCTTTCGGCGTATTTACCATCGGTATCAGGTTTCAATGTCCACCTCCTTAGGTTTGAAGTCTGGTAATATGACCTGAAGCGACGTTGCTTGTTGCTGCTGCGTCTGCTTGTCGATCCCCAGCGACTTGATGATGATCTCAACGCCTTTAAGATCGCCTTTCTCTAGGGCTTTCTTTAACGTTTTATGGGCTAAGGGGACTAGCTCCTGCATCATCCCCTTCCAGGTACTAGCAGCTACAGACACCATCTGGTCAGAGAGTTCTGACAGGTGCTCCTTGAATTCATCGGTCTTCATTAGCTTACCGACCTGCCGTCTCGTGATATGCATGTGGTCCATGATACCTTGTATACTACTTCCAGTAATTAACATTGACGCGACTATCTTAGCTTTTGAAGACTCAACGGCCTCTAATGCATCATCAGGTATTGTCTGTTCATCCATATATTATATATTTTCCTCTTGTTTTATCTTACTAAAAATGGTGGAATATATCAATATAGGAAATAAACAAATGAAGAAAGCAGGCGGAACTAAGCACGATTCAGGTAAAGCGGGAATGGATCTTATACCCTTTGATGGTATTGTAGAGATTGCGAAAGTTCTTGACTTTGGCGCTAAAAAGTATACACCGGGGAATTGGGCCAACGGGATTCAGTTCTCTAGGCTTTTGGCAGCGGCAGAACGCCACATTGGGGAATACAAGGAAGGCCGGGATATCGATCCCGAGAGCGGATTAAATCACATCGCACATGCGGCGACCAACCTAGTCTTTCTTCTATGGATGCAAAAGCACCGACCCGAACTAGATAATCGATGGATTAAAGAGTCAAAAGAAGTCCCATCTAAGGCACAGGAAGAGGCATTTTGTGATGAGATGAAAAGTAAGGTTTCCCAAATCCTCAAGGGGATCCCGTGACAGCTAAGAACAGTTACAGCTTCTCCGCACTCTCCGCTGCTTATAATTGCCAGCAGCTGTACAAGTTTAGGTATATTGATAAGATTATCCCCAAACAGGACCAGACGGGGGACTTAGCCTTCGGTAGTGCAATCCACTTTGCTCTAGAACAGTATTATACTGAGAAGAGTGATCCTGTAGAGAGTTTTAAATTATACTGGGAAGCAATGCTATCTAAAGACCTTCAGTACGGGAGATACAATCACGTGGCTCTGGCTGCTATGGGAGAAACCCTGCTAGTCAGATATGTAAGGCTACACGCTGATAAGCTCGGTGCTAGGTATGTAGAAAAGAGGCTCTTCACTACGATTGAAGGACATAAGTTAGAGGGTACTCCTGACGTGATAGGGGACTTTGAAGGCGAACTATCCGTGATCGACTTTAAGACCTCCGGCTATCGCTATCCTAAAGACAAGATCCTAATTAGTGAGCAAATGACCCTTTACGCCGCGATGGCCACTAAAGAATACAAGCTACCTATCACTCAGGTGGTGTATATCGTGTTCATCAAAGGCACAGTCCCATCTATTCAGATTCTAAAGAACCCCCTCACCCAAGACACAGTTGCCGAAGTAGTGACTAACGTAGTACAACAGATTAATGATCTCGAGTCTAAGATTAAAGATAATAGGCCTTATACAAGAAATACGAATAACTGTATTAAAGGGCCGATCATGTGCCCGTACTTTGAAACCTGTTGGAGGAAATAATGAATAAATCGGTAATGGACTTAAAGTATCTACTACAGTCCGATTACATCATTCTCGATGGTTTTCGAACAACTAAGGATATAATCCAAGAACATTATGCAAATATTAAAGCTGGAATGGTCTGCATTCATGAGTTTAAAGACTATGTAGGACTAACTGAAACCTATAAATACTGTGTTAAATGTGATGAAAAGGAGAAACAATGACAATTAGTGAGATGTTAGATGCAAAGATTCCCCGTGAGGTTATAAGTGATCGGGATGGGGGTGGCGGTCGTAGGCTTAGTTATTTAGAGGGTTGGTATGTCATTGACCGCTTGAACAAGGTCTTCGGTCCCGGCGGATGGTCAAAAGAGATTACGGATGTCAGACAGTTAGGGACCGCAAACGCAAAGCCCTCTTATATCGTCAAGGTCCGCTTGACGGTAATCGTGGACGGTACCGCAGTGGTTAAAGAGGGGTATGGTTATGGCTCTGATAAGAGTGCTAACAATCCTCACGAGCTGGCCATTAAAGAGGCAGTGACCGATGCCCTTAAAGTAGCCGCAAAGGATCTTGGCATGAGTATGGGATTGGCCCTTTATGATAGATCACAGGAGAATGTTGATGATGGACAAGAAAAAGAAGCCCACAAACCCGTTCCAGTGGCGAAAGCTATGGATAAGCCAGAAGTACAGAGTCAGGTCCTCGTTAGTCCTCCCGACCAAGGAGGTCAGCTACGAAAATACATCCAAAACGCCTCTAAAATTGCCATGAAGAAAGGGCTGAGTCTCGAGGACTTAAAAAAGAGCTTTAAAGATAAGTTCGGATTTGATAAACTGTCTGATGTAAGTGAAGTCGAAAAACTGTTGGAAGTCAAAAAACATATTGACTCCCTAATTTAACCTAAGGAGATAACATGGAACCTAATAACGAAACGAATGAAGTTGAGACGAATACGACAAATACCTCGAATGAGACTAATTACATTAGTCGTATTGTTGACACTTTTTTCTTTGTATTAATAATGGTAGTTGGACTAGGTGGACCGGTCATTGTAGCCGCAGCTATTTATAACACTTTTCCTAACTAAGGAGATTTTATGAGTCAACCACAAGAAAAGAACCCAAAGTTTAATGATACCCTTGCCCGAGCCTATCAGACCTCTCGCGGTGATTTTATGTCTGTAGACATCGATTCTGAAGTATTTGATGCACTACAGAAAGTAGAGATTGGGGGCCGTCTGTCACTTAAGATTATGAAAGTCAAGAAGACAGATAAGTCTCCTGATGCCTACTTTGAGTACATGACCCCTCAGAAGGTTAGGGCGTTGAAGGACTTCCTCGCAATTCAGAGAGCACAGGTCCGATCGGCCCCACCCCAGCACAAAGCCCCCGAAGACGTAGTGTAATCTGTAGATCCCGTAGAGGTAACTCCTAGGCCCTGACGATGTCAGTCTTCTCTAGGTACTCCTAACTCGAGGATTAAAGCGTCACCTGCTCAGTGGTGAGATAGGGAGCCCTCAAGCAGTTCAGGGTGTGTGATACCGAGCGCCGGGCTAAGTCGGTATATTTTTATAGAGCAATTAAATCACCGGTTAGAAGAGAAAAAATGAATATAATGAAAGTAGGTACATATGAAGAAGCAACGGCCCTATTTTCAACATGGGCGCACCCCTACGCAGTCCTCGATACAGAAACTACCTCTCTTAATCCTTTTGATGCTCGTGTTATTAGTTTTACCCTCTCTGTGCCTTCTGGCGAAGATATATACTTTCTTAATGGCAGTTTCCTCTCATTTCTAAATCAGATAAAAGTCCCCCTTGTTTGTCACAACTTCCGCTATGACTTCGCCGTGTGCTTCCGGAACGGAGTGGACCTACGAAAACAAGGGCTCCTTCATGACACGATGCTTCTGGATCATCTTTTAAACGAAGAAAACGAACATGGCCTAGATGCTCTAGTAAAGCGGTATTGGAATGATGACTACAAAGAAAAGTTCTGGAACAAATACAAGGACATTCAAGATGCGACGGAAGCGGACCTCCTCCAGTACTCAGGCAAAGATGCGGGATATACCGCAAAAGCTTATAATAGCCTTAAACAAGCCCTTTCCGGAGTCATCCCGGACTCTCTAGTGGACCAAACCCGAAATCTCGCACTTGCTCTCTATGATTCAGAAATTAGGGGTATCAAAGTAGACGTTGTTTATCTAAACGAAATAGGTGTGACTCTTGGACATCAAATTACTGACCTTCTGGCCACGTTACGTAATAGTACTGACATTGAATGTTCAAGTATTGAATTGGAGCTATTCCATGCGGAGCTAGATAAAAGAAAAACGGCCAAGGGACAAGCAGGGGTAAAACGGCCCGTGTTTAACTTTGGCTCGACACATCAGTTAGGTATGTTACTATATGATCAGCTGATGTTGCCTGAAAGAAAAAATAAACAGGGCAATAGGACGGTAGATGATGCGGCTTTAGAATCCCTCGAGGACCTACACCCGCAGGTGGCATTACTTAGGAAATATAGAGAACTTAACAAAGTCAAGACGGCCTTCATAGACGGAACATTGGAGAAATTACATGCTGGTAGGATTCATCCCTCATTTAATGTTAACGGCACAGTTACTGGTCGCATTAGTTCTAGTAACCCTAATATGCAACAACTACCTAGGGAAGGCGGCGTTCGCGGTATTTATATCCCTGACCCTGGTTATGTGTTTCTTAGCTACGACTACTCACAGTTGGAGGTGACAATTGCTGCCCATTATTCTCGAGACCCAAATCTCTTGTCTATTATCACGGATGGCGCTTCACAACACGATATCACGGCGAAGGGGCTTGGAATCCCTAGAGCGACTGCAAAGACGATTAATTTCGCATTACAGTACGGTGCAGGAGCCCAAAAAGTACAGAAGATCCTTGGCTGCTCTCTTGTTGAGGCAGAGGCAGCTCTTGAAAGATACTGGGAAACTTACTCAGGACTTCGCGACTTTATTAAACGATGTCACCGGAAAATCGAGTTAGGTGAGCCTCTAGTGACACCTTTTGGTAGAATCCGCCACCTCCCTTCCCGCCAAGAAATGAATGACCGGTGGGGTGACGAGGGATGGTATAGCAGATCGGAGAAAAAGTATATCTATAAGAGAGACATCTACTGGGCAGGTGTTCTCCGCCAAGGCCCTAATAGTATGATTCAAGGGACCGGGGCGGACTGCACGAGTGATTCCTTCATTAATATCAATCGCGAATTAACCAAATTAGGTATAGGTTTCGGTATGTTCCCCATACACGATGAAAATCTCACCCAAGTTAAAGAAGACGCAGTTGACCAGGCAAAAGAGATCATGGAATACTACATGTGTGAGGTTGGAAAACGAATCGGTCTTACGGTGCCACTTAAAGTGGCTGGCGGTAAGCCGATGAAAAGGTGGTCCAAATGATCTTACTTGGAGGCTTCCTACTCGGATTAGGCGTAGGGTTCTATTTAGGTTCTTATCTATTGGAGGTGTACTTTGCCGATTAGAGAATACATTTGTTCGGATTGTGGTCATATTCAAGAATTTTTGATGGGTCGGTGGGATCCCGAAGATACGACCTTTACCTGTGTTCATTGCGACAGCCCTAAGTTGTCCAGGTTACCCCCTGTTACTGGGGGATACCATATTATCGGCTCAAACACTTCCTCTGTAAGGCCAAAAGGGGCAGGAAGTCGCCCGCGAGGTAGTAAATGACACAATTAGAGCTTTTTAAAAAACTACACTCGATTCTATCTTATCATGGCTATTTTTGTGATAGCTGGTGGACAGATAGTTTAGCCTCCGAAGCACAAGAAATTCTCTATGAACTAGAGAAAATAGGTATAATGTTTGTCACGAAATATGAAAAAGGTAAGATTTGCGAGCATTTTACAGACATGGATTATAAATGAAGTATCTCCCCCTTCTCGCACTCTTCTTACCAATAGTCACAGATGCAGGCGTCCCTAAGATTACATTGGTAGAACAGGCGATGAACTTAGCAGCGATATCCGCAAATATACCCATAAATATCCTTAAAGGAGTATGTTGGGTAGAAAGTCGACATAATCCTAATGCTTTTGTTAGGAATGATGCAGGGTCCCCATCGTATGGGCTTTGTCAATTAAAACTCAAGACCGCACGTTGGCTTGGATTTAAAGGGCCTAGAAGGGCCCTGTATAGCCCCGTGACCAATGCGGATTACGCAGCTAGGTACCTGAAATACCAGTATGGGCGGTACCACGGTAACTGGATCAGGGCGATTTCGGCTTATAATGCGGGTCGAGCCTTAACAGCTAATCTGGAGTATGTTAATTTAGTATTTAAACACGTTGCGAGGTAATATGGATGAGCCCATCCCCAAAACAGATTCTCGATAAAGCACTTACCCATAGTACCCGTCTTTGTGATATACCTGTGTCTTTGGGGATTAATGCACTTGATTGCGGGTTTCCTACAATAGAACACTATGAGTATCTGGTCCAGGGTGAAGGACGAATTACAACGATTGCAGCCCGACCGGGCAACGGCAAGACGGCTCTGGCATGTCAAATCGCCCTAAATGTGTCCAAGTGGGGTCGAACTCTCTACCTGTCCTTAGAGATGAAAAAAGAAGCCCTTAAGACCCGCCTATTAGGCGTAAGCTCGGGTATCCCGATTCGAAAACTAAGCCACACTACGAATAAAGTTCGTCTTGATAAAGCAATCGAAGATTTCGCCGCCTATAAACTAGATATTATCGACACTCCCGGCCTGACGATTGAGGACCTAATTATTCAGGTACTAGACGAGGCTCGTAGGGAGCCCCTGAACCTGGTAGTTATCGACTATGTAGGACTTATTGATTTTGAAGGTGAAAATAGGGCACTGGCATTAGGGAAAGCTGTCGTTCGTATTAAAAAGGAAGTGGCCGAGCATTTAAAAATACCTGTGATCCTGTTAGCTCAAATGAAGCGGGGGTTCGAAGATAAGTATGCCAGGGCTAAGATGGAATATGAAAAGGCTAAACAGTACGCTACCGGTGCTAATGAGAAGATTCTAGAAATTAGACCTGGAATGGAAGATCTAGGGGAATCCTCTTGGCTCGAACACGCATCTGACGTTATAATGTTCTTACACCGCCCCTGTCTATTGAATCCGGATATCTCCCCTACCCTCTTTCAGGTGTTTGTAGCCAAAAATAGGCATGGTGAATCGAAAGACTTTGTGCTAGAGTTTAGTCAGGAACTAACCCGATTTGTTGACCATGGAGTATTATGACACTAAAGGATAGGTATAAACAGGCACTTGAGACTGATAACAGCCTATTGGTGAGGAAAGAGGACCTCCAGAATCCTGAATTTAAGCATGCAGGGTACAGTACACAGTACTGTGAGTATATCGGACTAAAACAGTCGGATTTAAAGAAACTCGAACGAGCGGGAATGATGATCAGGGCTTATGCCGATAAAGGGACCGGAAAATCAACCCGGTGGCTCTTTCTCGACATTACCCCAAAGGGAGAAGTATGATTACCATACGAACGCCCTTACAAGACCTTAATCGTATTCAGCCGTGGAGCCTAATTAATAGTAAACGAGGGTATATCTATACCCTCCTCTCACATAGGGACAAGGGCTATCTAATACGCTTTAATGACCATGTAGAAGAGACCGCCAGAATAAAAGATATCTCCAACACGCTTATTAAGAAAATTCTTCTAGCCTACCGACCCGGACCCGTGCACATTAGCGTGTCAACCCCCGAGGCGTTTGAATCCTGTGATAAAGATGCCCAAAGCGTCGTTGCCAGTATCGTCCATGCCCTTCTGCGGTACAAATGTGGTTCCCAGGAAGTATTATGACCGGCCGGGGCCGTCGTATAAAAGGTAAGGTCGGAGAATACCTCGTTAGGGATATTCTACGCCGCATGATGTATGTTGATGCGGTGAGGGTCCCATTATCAGGTGCCTCAGAGGGCTTCAAGGGAGACGTGCTCTTCACTGACGACCGGGAGGTCAAGAGAACCATTGAGGTGAAGTCCCGAAAAGCATCCTTTACCTCTTTGTACACAAAGTATAATAATACTACGCGAATTCATGATCGCCTGGGCCTAATTACCATTACTGCTTTAGAGCCTAGTCTGCGATCCCGATTAACCCGCCTTGTTGAACCTGAATCTTATAAAATGTTCCATAGACGCTTTGAAACCCTCTTTAAACTAAAACAGGAGTCTGATTATTTAGTCGTTAAAGATAACAATAAACCTCCATTATTGGTACTATTCCATGGCCAACTCCCTTTACAAGATTTTATGTCCTAAGCACGAAGAAGAGACGCCTAGCTGTACCGTCTACGATGATGGCAGCGGCTTTTGCTTCGGGTGCAACACCTACTTTGCAAAGCTAGATGAGCCGGCTCCGGTTAAAATCGAACCAGAGGACCTATCAGCTACCTTCGCCTACATTAAGACCTTACCGATAATCGACCACCGTGGGCTGCAGTTCCCTTACGATAATACAGGCTATTATATCACGTGGCCTAATGATGCTTATTATAAGAAGCGAAAGTGGGAAACTATTGAATCTGGTCCGAAGTACAAAGGGGCCAAAGGTATCACCAAACCCTGGTTTAATTACAATGAAGGCTCTTCCTCACCCATTTGTGTAATTGTTGAAGGGGAAGTAAATGCTATGTCCTTGCACAAAGCATGCCCCGATTTACCGATCTACTGTCCAGGTGGAGCGTCTAACTTTACTGATTCTCAAGCAAAAAGGTTATTGCCTATACTCCAGATGTATGCTCAAATAGAAATAGTAGTAGATGAGGATATACCTGGAGTAACGGCCGCCATAGCCCTTAAAAGCCTTTTACAGCCCGCCTGTACCCATGTTTGTATCCACTTAATGGAGGAGGATGTTAATAGCATCTTAGTAAAGCATGGGATCGAAGGAGTCAAAAATCAAATCAAGATTACTGAATCTATCTAAGAAATATGATAAGTTAATCCCTAATGTCGATAAAGGGCATTTATCGTATACGTTTAGATTAGAGAACAGCAATGTTGTTCATTGTCAACCTGACACTCAGTATAGTGAATTAGCGGAGCGCCTTGAAGAGCAGCTATTATTGTGTGGATTTCCTTCTCTCTACGTCGAAATGATCATGGACCGTTTCGTAAGCGGATTCTCCTATGAGGATCTCGCTGAGAAATATCATTTGACCTCCCGGCATGCAGCCCGACGGTATATCACGAAAATCATCGGTGAGATGCGTACAAATAAATCCTTGTACCTTATATTAAAACAGGCTAACGTGGAATTTGAGGAGAAGTAAATGAAAAAACAAGGTCCAAAGATACTGGTTTTCGACATTGAGACGGCTCCCCTTCTTTCCTATACTTGGGGACTTTGGGATCAGACGGTTTCCCTTAATCAAATTAAATCCGATTGGTATATCCTGAGCTGGGGGGCCAAATGGTTAGATACCAAGAATCCCCACGTGATGTATATGGACTCCCGGGGATCCTCAGATTTAGAGAATGATAAGAGGCTCCTGAAGGGTATTTGGAAGTTACTTGATCAGGCCGACATCGTCGTGACTCAAAATGGCAAGAATTTTGACGTCAAAAAGCTAAATGCCCGATTTATCATTAATGGCATGCAAGCACCTAGTAGCTATAAGCACATTGATACTCTAGAGATTGCAAAAAAGAAATTCGGCTTTACTAGTAACAAGTTAGAGTACATGGCAGATAAGTTAAACACTAAATATAAGAAACTCAAACACGAGAAGTTTTCTGGATTTGAGCTATGGAAGGAATGCCTGGCGGGTAATTTGAAGGCTTGGAAAGAAATGGAGAAGTACAACAAATATGATGTACTTTCCCTTGAGGAACTATATACCAAACTATACCCTTGGGACCCAAGTATTAACTTTAACGTGTATAATAGCAGATTTTCCAATAAATGTAGTTGCGGAAGCTCCAACATCGCAAAGAATGGATATTTCTACTCCGCCGTAGGTAAGTACCAACGATACCGGTGTATGCAGTGTGGCGCTGAAGTTCGTAGCCGTAAGAATGAATTTGGACCAAAGAAACGTGCCTCGTTAACAGTGAGAATTCCATGACCATAATTGATCGTCCTACAATATTTATAGATGTGGATGAGACGCTTGTTGCCTGGCACTGCACCTATTTCAAACCAATGCAAAACAACATTGATTCATTGATTAGACATGCTGAGCGGGGACACTATGTCGTAGTGTGGAGTGCAGGTGGGCACGAATGGGCGGCACGAGTAGTTAAGGAATTAGGATTAGCTGACTATGTCGACTTAGTAATGACTAAACCTCGCTGGTATTTAGATGATATGCCTGCGGATAGCTGGATGGCTAGATACTGGGATAAACAAGGGAGTGCAGATGGAGAAGCTAAAGACGTTGATGTCCACACTAAAGGATCTGTTGGAAGTGTTGAAGGGATTTCTAATTTGGGTCTTATTTCCAGTGTTGGCGGTAGTGCTCTATGTAATCAAGCTGCGAAGCTCGGTAACAGAGTTAAAAGATCAAGTAGCTGTAAAAGAACACGATGAGCAGTTAATTAAAGAAGAAGAATCCCTGGTTAAGGAGAAGAAAGATGCTGACGAATCTGAAAAACAGTATACGATTGAGCGCAATGCTGCTCTTGGTCTCTCCGCAGGCGGTAGCCCTGTCCGCGATCCCGAAGGTGCCCCCAAATCCCTGTCTAAAAGTGATAAAGGCAGCGGATCGGGCACTTAAGGATAAAGACCACCTAATTAAAGATCAAGAGGCCTTGATTGTAACATTAAAAGCAGATAACACCAAACTGGTGGTTAAGGCATCTGAAGAGAAGCAACGGGCCGACCGCTGGTATAAAGATCCCCTGATCAGTGCTCCTATCGGGGCTTCAATTGCCTTGGGGGCAGCTATTAGCCCTGCGATCCTGATTGCAGTACCGGTGTTTATTCTAATCGGGCTATTTAGATAGGTATCTAAGAAGAGCCAAGAGTAGAGTGACCATGCCGCCGCTAGAGGCCACTAAAGCTAACTTATGTACAAAAATCGATGTGTCTTCAATAGGCTTAACTCTGGTCTCTAAATTAGTAGATCGTCTCTCATGCTCAATCAACGTCGTATTTGCTACAGCACCCTGACGGACGAGCTCAAGGACTTGAATTTTAACTTCTTTTACATCAGCCTTAATTTCTTTAAGGATATCGTCGGTATGCATAATACACGTTACCGTTTCCTTACCGTGAACGGGTCAATGCGAGGTTTCAATGCCTGAGCAGCATTAACTGCCGAATCGGACATTTGTGCAGCTCCTTCTCCCACCTCAGAGGCTGTCTGTCCTGCACCGGCTACAGGTCCCGATGAGGCCCCTTTGATAAGATCAATCAGTTTACCGGCGCCCGGGACTTTAGACTCTATAGCCTTACCAATCATCCCCGATATTCCCCCGCCCGCTGCCCCGAGTAGTTTTCCGATACCTGCCGAACTAGCCGCAGCCCCCGCGAGCTCCCCATACTGAGAAGCATCCCGGTGTTGTTCCATGTTCTCAGCCATTCCAGGATACTGAATAGGCGCGGAACCGAATGTGGCCCCTTTAACAAGGCCCCCAACACCTGCAGAGACGGCATCCGCCGCATTACGCAAGGCGCTCTTGTTAGATTCAGGAGCCCTTGACATCATATCAGGTGCGATCTGACCGGAATCTAGTTTTTGTTTGTCCTGGTTTTCAGCAGGTTGAAATGGCGAAGGTCCTGCCTGCTGTTTGGCCTGCTGACTACCTTGGAATTTCTGAAGATATGCTTGATAAGCAGCAATTTGATCTGGTGTATAAGCCGGCATTAGTTACCTCCCTGAGATTTAAGAAATGAATCTATGTCCAGAGCACCCGGGGGCGGTGTCGGCACTGAAGGTGCTGCAGAGGGCGTCTGATTAAAGAACGACTTTAACCTATCGATAGGGCCGGGTGATTGTCCGGCCGGGGATTGAGCCCGCTGCTGTGCGGCCTGCTTTTGCATTGCATCTAACTGGGAAAAATTATCCCCCACTTTACCCATCTTAGCCTCTAATCCGCTTCCGAATTGGCCAAATACACTAGGGTTTGTCGCTGCTATGTGCGGCGCAAACTGACCCGCTCGCATCATAAAATCAGATTTATCAGCCCCATATCCCGACTGAGTTGCTGCATAAGAATGCCGAAGCGCCTCTGTCATACTCTGTTTAAAGGCGTCCGATTTACCTGAGTTCTGGAGTCCAGTCACGAAATTCTCTAATTTCTCTGAATTACCTACAATAGAGGGATCACCACCGAAGGACTGAACAACCGTACCTAAAAGGCGTTGTGTGGGGCCTTCGGTTATGCCTGCAAGCCCGACAGCCGCCTGCTTCATACCCAAGGCATCGCCCCTGGCCAATCCCCCTGTTGCAATGTCCAATCGGTCAAGGATAGGCTCGTATTTCTTTGAGACCTTTCCGAATTCATTACTCAAGGCCTGACCTTCAGATTTTTGCTCCTGCATCATCTTCAGTGCTGGATCGTGGGGGGATAGCGTTGCCCCTTCAGCAGAGACATTAACCCCGGTCTTTCCACCGTATTGATCGTATAGCTCCTGAGCCTGTTGCTGACGCTTATTTCCTAATGCTGCTGTTGCAGCCTCTTTTGCTGCTTGATTAGCTGCTTCTTGGCGTCCCTTTAGCAGGGTCTGCATAGTCTCGCGACCTGCTTGGGCTGCTGCATTAAAAGCGGCCTCATTCATCGGACTACGATAGTCGTAGGCTGTTAATTCGTTTGCCATAAATGTCCTTTAAAGATAGGTTCCAAGACCGGGTGTACCATTACCACTTAGGGTAGATTGACCTGGGAGGGGTGTGGTTGTGTTAGTAGTTGTGGGAACTCCAGCTGTAGCAGCAGCAGCAGCTGGAATTAATGCACTACCTGCATTTGCTCCTACTGCACCTGCTAGTGATCCTAGCCCCGAGGACACCGCCCCAGATATCATTGATAGAGGATTAAAGGCAGTAGCCTGTTGCTGGGCAAATGCTGTATTGGCGATGTTTTGATTAAGTCCCTGTGATTGTAAAAATGAATTAGATGCATTCATGGCGGCTGTATTTGAGAGTCCTTGAGCATTTAAGTTACCCGATTCGGTATTACTAATAGCTGTCTGCCCTAGACCACCAAGATTTAAGCCCAGGTTACCAGCATTCTGTTGCTGTGTCAGATCGGCAGTAGTCCTGGCTTCTGCAAGACCTTGAGCTGTAGCAATACGATTAGATGCGATTTGGCTCTGTAGTCCAGCTAACTGTTCGAGCTGACTACCATATGAATTTGAGAACTCTTGTTGAGCAATCCCGCTATCAGCGGCACCTAGGCCTCTATCAGCTAGCCCTTGAGCTAAACTAGCATTCGTATTACTGAACATCCGAGCGGTGTTTCCCGCTGCCTGACTGTAGGCTGCTAGATCTTGGTCCGTTAGTCCATAAGACGGATCATTGCCCATCAACGCTTGACGATCGGAGGTCAGATCACTAGAAGCGGTATTATATTGCCCGAGGGCCTGACCCATTAACCCGGTTTGTCCAAATAGTCCGGAATAAACAGGATTTGACATGACCTCAGAAGAAGCAATCTGATTCTGCAACGTAGGATCAGTCATAAATGCATTAAGCATCTGTGCAGGAGTAAAAGCCGAGGTCTGATTAGGAGAAGTGTTTACGGGAGTCGCAGGGCTCGAAGGGAGTGAGGCCTTACCCAAACCTGAGGCCTTACCCAAACCTACTGCTGGTACGGCTGGGGCTGGGGCGGGGGCGGGTGCTACAGGAGTATTAGATGCCATCGGAGGAAGCGCATTAATCTGGCTCGTCGCATCCGCTAAACTTATGGCACCACTACGGAATTGACTTAGAATACCCTGATAAGCCGGGTTTGAGGCAAGCTGACCACTGGTCTGTTGAGTCGCGGTAAGATTCTGTAGTCCCGCATTTGGGCCTGGATTATTAATTGGTGCATGTGAACCCGAACTCATAATTATTCCTTATTTTCCCACGCGAAGATGACGCCGGGCCATGATTTAACTGAAACTGATTTACTTTGAGCTGCTTTAGATAAGCCGACCATTGTCTTAATTTGATGGTCGTCATTTGCGGTGTTTCCCAGTAGGTACTTAATACCTCGGGCCTTGACTTCTTTGTAAAGATGGTCCCAGAGTCCCTGGGCAATCCCTTGTTTCGCATAGTCAGGGGCAATACAGAAATGGTCAATGTAGCCTACTGATTTTCCCGCCATTAAACCGCACCAAATGAATCCTACGAGCCTGCCCTCTTCATTGCGTACTTGGTATGCCAGGTCCACCTTATTGATAGCTCTCTTACTAAAAAGGAACTTACCTGAGGGTGCTAGTAGATGCTCAATAGCAGGGATATCTGATTTAGTGGCCCGTGAAATATACATTATTGGTAATATTCTTCCACAATCACAACACCACCGCCCCCGGCCGCACCGCTAACTTGACATCCCCCGCCCCCGCCGCCTCCATATGCGCCCCCGGCGTCAGCTGTATCACCTTGATTTTTTCCGGCTCCTCCTGCCCCGCCTAGCCCGCTAGGTCCCCCTGCTCCAGGAGCACCCGCGACTGTGGCGCTAATCCCAAATACTCCTGCACCACCTCCGCCGCCTTTAAGGTTAATGGTTCCAGAGGACCCTACACCAGCACTTCCTCCCGAAACTACCTGAGAAATAGCTGTACTGGCCGATCCTCCAGAGCCACCTGTCGCTTTAGCGATAATAGTAGCGGCTACCGTTGTAAATGAGGAGGAACCTCCTGCTGCAGCGGCGCTGCCGCCCTGAACACCGCCCGAGCCTCCACCTCCCACCGTATACAAATACGTCGAAGCTAAAGATCCAGTTACCCAGGCGACACTTGCTCCGCCCCCGCCTCCGCCGCCTCCACCAGCCTCGCCTCCTGTATTAGCTCCTGAGGCACCCCCGCCTCCACCTCCGCCGATTACGGTAACTTTTAACCATACGGCGCCTGTGGCTGTTGTGTATGTTGCTGCCACAGTCGAGGAAGTAAAAATCTGTTGTGTAGGCCCCTTGCACGTAGTACCTACAGTCGTCCAAACCGGGGCACCACCAACCACAGCCAACACCTGGTTTGTTGATCCTATGGCAAGTCCGGTCAAATTATTCGAACCATTCGTAATAACAACGGCATTGGTGGTTGTTTCGGCCGCCTGTATATGATTAACAAGAGCCGCAAAGTCAGCATTAACATCCGCGGATTTAATTAATGTATTAGCGGTAAAGGTATTAGGTAAGGATAAAGACATATTAAAGCTGAGCTCCTATTAGGCTAGCGAAAGTAGCGGTACCTGAATTAGGTACAATCACGTTATACTCATGAGTCGTCGTTCCACCACCGCTACCTGTGGGGTAGGTAAGAGTAATTAAGACAGTAACGGCCGGTGTAGTTGTTTCAACTAAAGATAAAGACCATGTACCATCAGAGGCCGAGGTCGTTGAGACCTGATAATCCATGATTAAGGAGTTATCGGTCGGATGTATAAATGGTCTAAGGTTTGTTGCCGCAATGGTAGCCCCAGATAACACTGTACCTGAAGTATCTCGAAGTAACCCTGTTATTGCACAGACTGTTGGATTTGCCATACTATTTCCGGAGCCCTGCGATTGTATACAAGACACTATACCCCGCTATTGTTAGCGGGGCATTAATATCTTGTTGTTGAAATTCTAAGGTCAAAGCGTCACCCTCTACTGCGTTCATATTAAACACCACTGGTGTGTAGGTAGCATAGTTAGTATCCCAAAAGGAGCTATCCCAAGTTGCTTGATCCCAGACCGAAGTCGTAACTTTTGTACTAATTTGTTGCTGGGGAAGTGATTTCTTTTGATCACTTGTAATCTGATATCCAGTCCAATAATTAACTACTAGGTTTTGGACTGTACTCTGTCGACACCAAACTAAAAGCTTATGAAACCGTTTAGCGGTCCCTACGACACCATAATCTTCGGGACGTGCTCTGTAAGTAAACGCAATCGACTGGCCGTTATCGGAATTGTAATTATCGTACATCTTCCAGATACGGCCATCGTTACCGCTACCATAGAGAACCTCGGCTGAGGCGATAATCTGCGAATACATCCCATAAATATTATAGGTCAAGGAGTCTTTCATAAAGACTCCGTCGATCACCCGGCCCGCTAGGGCATTCGCCATATTTGGCAGTGTTAACCTTAAGTCTAGTTTGATCATCATCTTATTGATGCCTAACGATAGGCTGGACACGACCCAAACAACCTGGTTCTGCTTTCTAAGGAAAGCTCCGATACCTAGGTTAAGGTTTATCAGGTCCATATCCCCATCTTGTGTGAAATCAAACTCTAGGGGCCTACTGATGTACACCGGTTTGTAGGCGCCGTCCCAAATGTAGATACCTCGGTAATCAATCCAGTAGATAAATCCGTTAGCTAACACTAAAAGAGGTTGGGCAACACAACCTACGGAATCCATGAACTTAAGTGTCACGTCGCTCTGTTGTAGAATGTTACCGCTACTATCTGTTAGTGTTAGGAAGTAGTTTCCAGTCACAATCCACAATTCCCGCTCTTTGAAGATGCACAGCATCTCATCGATAGAAGTTGAGGTGGGGGTACTAAAGTTGATTACCGCAACTGCCGTAATTGAACCACCACTAGGTATTGTAATCGTATTAGAGAGAGGCCACGATTCGGGTTTATTTGTATCAGAGAAGTAAAGGGTCGATCCCGAAGCAGTGACTAAGTGTCTCTTCCATGTAGTTATAACATTATATGTACCAGATGGCAAGGTCGAGTTATCTAAACTTATGTTCCCGGCTCTAGGTACTAGATCAGAGTCCGATTGGTTGGCCCCGATGTCAATAGTAAACCCTGCTGACCACGCTACGGTGGCTACTAGGTCTCCAACAGTAAAGCCTGTAACGCCAATAGGGGTCTTCGCAGATCGGTAGATCACAACATGGTCGTATTTGGTACTGTCTGGATTCGTTACACCAGTAAAGTCAATTTTAACGTTCTGGGTCGAGGAAATCGAAAAGGATAAGTCTAACGCGGCGTTACTGGTTGCCCCGGTCGAGAGCTTCGTAAAGGCTATGGCGTAGAAATAAGTGCCTGCAGGAAGTGTACCATTTGTACTCGTAGTAGAGAAAGAAAGAGCACCTGCAGCCGGGGCTACTGCCCCATTTAAGGTATATTGAGTTCCGGTATAAGCCCCTAGATTCCCGTTTGTCTGTCCCCCACCGGCCATCCAAGCTAGATTGGACGTAGTGGTATTAAACTGACTAAACACAACAGGTTGTGTGCTAGTGAACACGCTACTAGTGGACGTCGAAGTATCCGTAT